GGTCCAGAGTAGTTTTTTCATGCTGCGCGCCCAAGCATACGGGCGCAAGCACTCTCATATATCTCTCGCGCGTTATCGTCCAACGATTCCACCGATAGCATGGGTGACGGTTTAAAGTAGGTCATCAGCTTGCAAAGCCGCGCATACTCGCGCGACCACTGCCCACCATGGCAGTCAGACAGCGCCAGATAGTAAGCTTCGCAAATGTCGAAACGGTCAAAATACATGGTGCTAACTCCTAAAATGATAGCTATAAACCCTTACAGGGTAAGGGCTGGGGGGTTATTTGATCAATAGTTCATTGTGGGTTTGCTAGGCAGATCGTCAATGGTGCCCCTAATCGGCATAACATACGCCACCGTCTTTCCCTCATGGTCCAAAGTGGCAAACCCTACACCAGTGCCACCTGGGCGCACTTGGACGGCAAATTTACGCTCACTAATCAGATCAGCAGCATCGGCAACTCGGACCAAGTAATGAGGATTAAAGAACACTTGCTGCGGGTATGGTGCATCGTCATACTTTGCAACCCGGCGCCAGTCGGGAAAAATACCGTCCATTTCGGGCACTATGGCAATTTCACCTTTGAGTGATTCAAGCGTTACCTGACGTTTGACACGGATATTGTTGTCATACTTACCTGCAAAACCAGCAGGCAGGGTTAGTTTGATACCGACGCGCCTGTTTGCCTTGATCATGCTGGCAAGTGGCACCAGTGGCATGATAAGTTGACCAGCAGGCCGAGCCACATTGTCGATCTGATGCACTGCCATAGCATGGCCGCAAGTAGCGACTAAAAACGCGCCAGCAGGTCCTGTATCAATGCATACGCCCATCAGATAATGCCGGATATCTTTTTTTGCCGCGAACATGGCAATGGCTGCAAGATGGCCGGGCATAATCATTAGATCATTGTCAATGGTGGCTGTAGTGGTTTCGATAGTTGCGTGTTCCATGATTGTCCTTAGGTTAATTGGCATAATCGCCCGTTAACCCTAACCAGTAGGGCTAACAGTTAATTACGCGCCAGCTTTCAGAATCTTGTCAGCAGCACCGAATATGCGCTGTGCTGATTTATCCGATATCTCGGCACCATCTAACCAATTTTGAATATAGCCCCTTGATTCAATCAGTCCTGGCAGATCAAGCACTGAGCACAATATATAGGCCACCGACTCAGCTTCTACTTCGCGTATGTCTTTAGGGGTTCTATCATCATCCGACATTGTGCTTTCAAGGGTATGACCTAAAACAACATGGGCTAACTCATGGAACCGGGTTTTATGTGGCAGTGCAGCTACTGGGTTAATGGCGATATTTTTGCCAGTGGCATAGCCCTGGCAGTTACCCGATGCAGAATCAAACCGAATCAATGTAATATCAAGGGTTTTCAATGCCTTGTCAGCATTCCATGCTGGTGTAATGGTTTCATTGGCAAATTCCGCCCCTTCGGTCTGGTCAAGGGAAAACCAGTTATTTTTAAGGGTGAACCATTGGAAGCATTCACCAGTCTTTTCGCCTGCACCATCTTTTTTATTGATAGTGACAGGCATAACCAGAGCAATGGCTTTTTCGCCTTTTTTAACTTGTCGCCCAAGTTCTGACCATCGTTTATAAGTTGCCAGGGGTGAAAGCCCCATGTTACGGGCTGTAAGTTGGGACCATGCCAGTAGCTGGTTTCCCATGCTGTAATTGTGGAATGCACTGTATGCACTGCTGATGATGCCGGGTTGAGTGACTGCATCACTTAGCATTGTGGACCATGCTACCGTTTTGTTCTCCATGTCTATCCTTAGTTCAGGTGCTGCACTATTGCTTCACCATGTAACAGATTCTAGTGCAACAGAGCACTATGCAATAGACTTTATTACACTATTTACTAGGTGTTTACCCTTACATTTCTTACACAATTTATACATTGTGCATTGTGTAAGAATGGGGCAAAACAGCGCGTTTCTTACACATTTTGCACATATATCCTTAGGATATGTGCATTGTGTAAAGCGGTGCATGGTTAAAATGCACCCATTGCTGACTATGGGGTCAGTAAATTAAGTTAGGAGTTACTAACATGTATGGTGTAACAGATCAAAGGGCAGAACTGTCTAACTTGGCGGTTGACCTAATGGTGTCTGAAGGGTTGTCACTTCGCAAGGCATGCCTTAGAACGGGCCTAGACCCCGCTAGGTTCCTTCGGGCGGTTGACGCCGACCCCGAACTAGCGAAACAGTACGCTCGCGCTAGACAAGCCCTTCTAGACAAAATGGCGGATGAAATCTTAGAACTGGCGGATGCGCCCGTGCCTGTACTGGATAACGGAGCCACGGACAATGCCCTAGTTCGGCAGCGCCAGCTACAGGTTGATACCCGCAAATGGTTTCTCAGTAAGCTGGCACCAAAAATCTATGGCGATCGCCTAGACGTTCAAGTGAGTGATACCCGCATCAGCATCAGCGGTGCCCTGCAGGCCGCCCAGGCGCGTCTGGTTGACGTTGTGGACGTTACACCGCGCATCAGTGCATCGCCTGTGCAAGCTGTGCAAGGTGAGGATGATGTTAGTTAGTGCTTACTAACCAGGATGTTAGTTAGTGCTTACTGGGGGGGTGGCAGGGCCGAGCGCCAACGGTCACGGCTACGGATGGCTCGTGAACATTTTTTATTTTTTTAATATATATTCTCTCCGTTGCCATTTTTTATTAACATACTCACACCATGCAAACCACAATATATAAACCAGAAGATGAACAAGAGTTAATGGCGGTACTTTGGAGTCCTGCGCTCAAAGATAATCCTCTGGCTTTTGTTAAGTATTTGTTTCCTTGGGGAGTTAAGGGTACTCCATTGGAGTATTTCTCTGGCCCAAGAAAATGGCAGAGGGAAGTATTGCAAGATATTACTGAGCATATTGCAAAGAATAATGGCAAAGTAGACTACTCTGTATTGCAAGAAGCAATATCTTCTGGTCGGGGTATTGGCAAGTCAGCATTAGTGTCATGGCTGACTATATGGATGGCGTCAACAAGGATTGGCAGCACAACCATCATTTCGGCCAACTCGGAGAACCAACTGCGTTCAATCACCTGGGCAGAGATAACCAAGTGGCTGGCTATGGGGTTGAACAGCCACTGGTTTGAAGTTAGTGCCACCCGAGTAGCCCCGGCTAAATGGTTGACTGACCTGGTGGAGCAGGATTTAAAGAAGGGTACGAGGTATTGGGGTGTGGAAGGCAGGCTATGGTCGGCGGAGAACCCGGATGCCTATGCTGGTGTGCATAATTTCGACGGTGTGCTGGTAATTTTTGATGAGGCGTCTGGTATTGACGATTCGATCTGGTCTGTGACTGGTGGATTCTTCACGGAAAACACGCCAAATCGTTTCTGGCTGGCGTTTAGCAACCCACGGCGCAACACGGGGTACTTTTACGAGACTTTTCACTCAAAGAGGGACTTTTGGGTAACTAAGGTGGTGGATGCTCGGACGGTTGAAGGGACGGACAAAGCGGTTTATGGGCGAATTATTGATGAGTACGGGCCGGACAGCGCCCAGGCGCACGTTGAGGTGTATGGTGAGTTCCCACGGGCGGGGGATGACCAGTTTATACCGTCAGATGTGGTGGATGAGGCGATGAAGCGGCCTAAGTACAAGGACAACTCAGCCCCAATCATCATTGGTGTGGATCCTGCGCGGTTTGGCGCGGATGCAACGGTCATTGCGGTGCGGCAGGGGCGGGATATTGTGTCTATAAAGAAGTATAGAGGCGATGACACCATGACGGTAGTGGGGCATATCATTGAGGCGATGGAGGAGTACAAGCCTGCGATGGTGGTGATGGATGAGGGTGGGTTGGGGGCGGGGATTGTGGATAGGCTCAAGGAGCAGCGGTACAAGAGAAAGGGTGTAAACTTTGGGAATAAGGCCAAAAACCCGATCATGTACGGTAATATGAGGGCGCAGATGTGGGGTGACATGAAGGACTGGCTCAAATCTGCTAGTATTCCGCAGGATAGGTTTTTAAAGACTGACCTTATTAGCCCCCTAATGAAGCCTGACTCACGGGGTACGATCTTCTTGGAGAGCAAGAAA